TATCAGCATTTAATGCCAAAGTATCATCATCAGGACCCGTTGTTCCTAAAGTTATATCTCCCTTTGCTTCAACTGTTCCTTGAACATAGATATTAGCACCAACATTTAAACTCTTTTTAATAGAAGCACCACCATTAACGACCATTGCCCCAGTAGTAGGATCAAATGGTGTTGTTACATCAGAAGATGAACTAACGGACATTCCAGTGCCTATTCCTTTTTGTGCAAATATGGCACCTTCTGCTGTTACCTGTCCAACTTTAATTTCTGTTTCATTTAGTCCACCCCTTCTTACAACGGTATTTGCGGTGTTTTCATGTGTTGAATCATTGGCATCAGTAACAACCTGGTTTGTTCTAACTCTCCACGTATCAAAAGTATCTGTTAAAGCTACGTTTGCGAAATTTGTTCCCATTTTCTAACCTATTCTGTCTTATTAAGTAATAAAGTTTTAATTTCTTCCAATTGATTGTAAATATTAGAAATTTCTTTCTTTAATGTATTTATCTCATCTCTTTCACACTTTTTAGATTTTATCAATTTCCTATGCTTCATTAAAGATTCTATATCATTTCTTAATAAGGCATTATTTTCTAAATCTTTTACAAATCCTGGATCTTCAGTTTTAATAATCATTATTCATCTAAAGCAATTACTCTAAGATCCTTAACTTCTGGAACATCTTCATTTTTTGATGAAACAAAAACCAATTTAATTGCAAATGTTTTAAATTCATTAAATGTTGTACCATCACTCACATATGCGGCACTACTATCAGTAGTACCATAAGTATAATTTTGAAAATCATTTTCATTATTAGAATAAATGTTTGCATCTGTAACCTGCTCCATCCTATTCCAATATTTTGATTCAAAAGTAGAGGGATCATTACCACTCAAAACTTTATAATAAACCAAAACGTTAGAAGTACTTGGTTTGTACGCTCTAAAATAAACCATCAAATCTTTAGCATCAAATCCATCAGCTAAAGAAACTCTTCTAGTAATATATCTACTTTTACAATTTCCCCCTCTTTGATCTGTTTCTGATGATATTTTTATTTGACCACCTGATCCACCATCAAGACTTACACTTATATCATCAAAATAATCACTTCCTGCTGTAGAAACTGTTGTTCCAATTATAGATCCTGTATCATCTGTTGTGTAAGTTAATTGTCCTCCTAAACCTGAAGCCTTAAATGACCAGATATCAACAGTAACATCTCCCGCAACACCACCATTATACCCTGTTCCAGGTGAAATAATTGAAACATTATCATCAAAAATACCACCATTTGATATTTCATTTTTAACAGTAATTAAATTCATTCTAGAAATATCAACTATTGGAGATACAAAAGTATCAGATGTTGACATAGAACAATGTAAATTAAAATCTGATTTTGTATTTAAATCAAAATGATCATTCCTAATAAATTTTCTTTCGTTCAATTTTTTATTCTTATTTTGAGAAAATTGTGTGTAAGAAGTATCTCTAAATTCAGCAGAAGGATTAATTTCATTATTTTTTGTTGATTGAAACTGATATTCCAAAACAGAATTTGAAAATTCCAAATCAGAAGTAGAAACTTTAATTAAATCAAAAGAAGTATTTGTTGTTGATGAAGATAAAGCAGATGGAACACAATCAATTTCAAATGCATTAGCTACATGAGAACTTGTTTGAAAAGAACATCTTTGCAATTTAAACATTAAACTTCTATTTTTAACAGGAATCCACTCACTTGTACTTTGAGTAACAAAGAAATTTCCAACATCTGATGGTTTAGCTGCTTTAGTGTTTGTACTATCTGAATTTGATACCATATTTCCTTCTATTGAAGTATATAATTCATAATTCATACTATTTGTTGTTAAAGTAAAAGCATATTCACCAGGCGTCAAATACACAGGAGAAGAAAATTCAAATTTAGTTTCTGAAAGTGAAGAAGTTACATCAGGTGTTGTTGTTACTGTTATATTGTCTGGATGTAAAACAATTTCACTAAAAGGTAAAATTGATGATAAACTTGGAACTCCATTTATAATTGGTCTAATATGTAAAACTATTGGCAATCCAGAATCTTTCTTAGAAAAATACAAACAAACATTTCTAAGAAACATTCCATTAGGATATAAAGATTCTGAAACATAAAATGTTTGAGCCATTGGGTTTGTAGAATTTACTGATTTTGTTTTTCTAGAAACAGGATCTTTTGTTATTGAATTTAATCTAATATCTTCACGTCTACTAATATGAGATCTTGTTGAAATTAAAGAACCATCAATTGTGGATTCTACACCTTTAATGTGATATGTTTTTTCCGCAACAGAATTTGTACTTGATAAAGTATTGTCAGGTTCATCTGTAATTCTAATTAATCTTTCGCCTGCCCTAAACTGCCCATCACTTAAAATGATTGTACCAACCATAGTACCACTTGTATCTGAGAAAAAACTAGTATTTGATACCGCTCCTGTTAAAGTTGCAGTTCTTAAATCATTTCCTGTTTGTAATGGATAGTTTGAAGAAATTTCTGTATTTGTGGTAACTAAAGCAGTATCAGTCCATGCACCAGCAGTATTTGTTATCAAGAAAGAAGTATTTCCTGATGAATCTACATTAACTAAAGTTCCAGTTATTGATGGATCAGAAGAAACAGAAATGTCAACAAATTCACCCTCTTTAGCGTCAAATGTGTGTTGTGAGGAAACTGGTAATAATAATCCTGCTTGACTATGTGATGTAACCTCAACATCATCAATATAGATGTAATGTCTGGTTCTTGGTTTTAAACCTTCAGCTTTAAAAACTAAATTATGAGTTCTATTGTAGGGAACAATTGTATCATTAACTATTCTATTATTAATGGTTTTCTTAATTGATTCAGGTTGATTTTGAGATATTATACCATCTCTAGAGAGATTTTGTTCAACTGTTTTTGCAGATCTATCAATATTAGTTGTTGTTGATTTCTTTTTTCTTTTCTTACTTATATCATCATTATTTACTTCAATGCCACTCCAATTTTTAGACCAACTATCCCATTGTGTTCCAAATCCATAATTATATTTTCCAGAAATCCAATTGTCATTTTGTCCTTCAAGATTCATCAAAACATCAGAATATTTTTTCTGTGAAAACCATGTATCACTTGATGGAGATAATGTTAATTTCCCATTATAGGGTGTTGTACCAAAAGGATTAACTTTTTCACTTCTTGTCGTTACTGGTTGTTGAATAAAATTTTGATCAGTATAATTTACTGAAATTAAATCACCTGTTTTCTTAACATTAGAATTTGATTGAACTATATTAAAATTAAATTTAAAATTGTCTGAACTATATGGTGGTCTTAATGTATTTTTATCATAATCTATTGAACAAGCATAATCATCATCCAAAACATCACCAACAGCATGACCCAAAAATTGATCTACTAAAATTCCATTTTTAAATCTTTCAGCACCGTCATCTGTAAAAATTGGTTCATCTTTTGCATCTTTTTCCAAAAATGAAAGTGCGGCATAATATTCTAATTGTTCTATTCTTTTTTCTAATTTACCAACATCCCTCATTGTAAATCTTTTATTTTCAATATATTGTAAATCAATATCATTTAAATTAAAAGTATATTCTGGTATGTCAGCAATATAAAGTGTCATCGAATTTTCATTATCCAATGGAACAACCGGATCAGTTGAAGGAATTCCTTCTATAATACTGAATTCTCTATTTTTATTTAAAACCACTTTATCTTTTCTCGCAAGATAATATTCGATATCAGTTGTTAAAATTACATCAGCATCAGGAAGTCTAGGTAGAACACAATTAACAGAACCCTCAATAGTCTTTGATTGTAATAAAAATTCTGATGTAATATCACCATCAATCCTTCTTGGTCTAAAATCCAAACAATTTCTCAAATTTGTTGTTTTTCCGGTAACTGGACTTGTAAAATCAGGAATAGAAAAATAATCAATACTATATGAATCTACAGTAAAAGGCCCATCTTGATCCCCATGGGTAAAATAGTTAAAAATAATCAAAATTGGATTTGTTGGTGCAGAAGATCCTGGTTTTAAAATAATTAATCCATGATCATAATAATTATCTTTTTGACCATCATTAAAAATAAAATTGTCTGTTATATTGTGTGATGTATTATTTGTTATAGCAGAAACTAATATAGAATTTGTTAATGATGAAATGTCACTACTTGGTGCTTCAACCACAGCTACCAAAGAATGTACATCAGAAGTTCTTAAACTTATTTCTGTTTTTGAATATTCAGCAGAATCAGTTACGGCATATTGTCCTGAATTTCTTAATGTTGATTCATTATCTGATGAAACAAATGAATCATTGGTTCCACTAACATAATTTTTAACTCTAAATCCTGAATTAGCGCTAACTTCCAATGAAACTGTTGTCATAACAGATGCAATAAAAGTATCATTTGATGCCAAATCTCCTGTTGCGCCAACACCATTTGTATCCAATGTCAGAGTATTTGTTCCTGTCAAATATGCTCTTGGTTGACCGTCAGATAATCCTGTTGGAACAATATTAATAACATCTCCATCAGATCTTCCTGAATTTTGACTATCAGTAACACAAACTATAATATTATTCAAAAACCCTGTTGTTCCCAAACTACCTTCTAATGCTGGCATATAAGAACCAAAAGTCAAACTTCTACTTGCTTCTCCTGCTGTAAATGCAACATTTTTATATTCATGTTTAACAACATAAGAAAATTTAGAATCTGGATTTGGTTTTACTGTTTTTACAACATTGGCAGGTAAATCAAATACTAATAAATTTTTATCTGTTTCAAATATTTTTGTATCACTTTCTGGATCTAATCTATCAACCTTTCCATATTGAGATATTTTAAAATGTTTGGAATTGTCAGATTGTGTAAAAGATTCTATCTCTTTTGTTGAAAAATCTATAGATAAAGTATCAGATGAACCAATTGCTGTAGTAAATGCTTTATCTATTGTAACATCATTTCCTGATTGACTAGAAATTGTTCTTATTTGTCCAATCGCATTTCCACTAGTTATTTTAATTTTTCCACCAACATAACAAGTTTGACTTGATGAAGTTGAGGGATCAAGAGATAATGTTAAACTTCCAGAAGAAAGTCCAGATGCCGCAGATGTATTAATACTAGAAAAATTTATATCATAAACATAAAAATCATAAGTTCCAGAAGATGTTCCTGGAGTTCCTGAAAAATAATCTATTTGTCTTGATCTTACTGTTCCTATTTTTGTTGTATTGTATGTATCTGTTGTACTGTAATCAGGCGTTGCTGCACAATGAATATCAATTAATGAGTGGGTATCAATATCTGGCAACCCTTTTATTGAATCAATTCTAAAGTAATTTCCAAAATTTGGATTAACAACAACATCTTCTAGTGATGATGTAGATCTTCCTTTTTTCATACTGACATATTGAGTCCCAACACTTTCATATTCATAACCTTTAACATAAGCTTTACCAGGCTCCAATCCTAATGAAACTTTATCATTATTAATTATCTTCTGTACTTCCCCTGTTCCAACTTGATTAGATACTAACATAGAAGTATTGTTTGAAATAGATGATATTGTTGTTGATACTGAATCAACAGACCCATTTGTTAAATAAATTGATTCACCTACAGAAAATTCTGTTAAAAAACTTGTATTATCACCAATAATATTTGTTGTTGTACTAGATGAAGTAGTCCCTGTTGATCCTTTATGATCATTTACATTTATTAAAAAGGGCCTGACAGTATAATCACCTGATTCATCAAATGTTCTTCTTGCTAAAGTATTATCTAACTCTGAATAAACAGGATAATTTACTATTTTTATTAATTCACCATTATCAACTTTCATTAATTCAATAAAAGAATCGTCAGAAATACTATTAAATGATTTTTTATCTAAAAGTAATCCTATTGTAAATCTATCAGCACCTGGAGCATTTATATTAAATGATCCAGAAGCATTGTCTAATAATGTTAAATCAGAAGAACTACTGATCACATTTTCAGCTATTGTAATACCCACTCTATAGGTAGGTGTATTATTATATTTTTCTAAAACTAAAGACTGTTCATTAACTACAACAAAAAATCCATTAATATAATAAATTCCTTCTGTTATTGTGGCGATAGATGATGGACCACTAACTGTTCCTGTTAATGCCAAATCAGCTGATACAGATGTATCTCCAACCACATGAATACTACTAGAATTAGAAGAAATTATTGTAGGCGCACTATATCTTACAATAAGAGTTGGTGATTCTGTAGTAGTAGATTCTATACCAGTAATTACATCACATTCAGTGTTTACATCACCCAATAATTGTACTTTTCTATTTACAAAATCTGTAACATCAACATTATCTGCTAATCTTATATAATGAACATTTGGATCAAATCCAAGTTGTCCACCTGTTACTAAACTGCCGTCTTTATAAAAGGCGTCTCCCATTCTAGCAATTTGATTTTGTAAAATGGTTTGTAATTGTGTTAATTCTCTAACTTGTAATGATACTCCTGGTTGAAATAACATACGAAGAAACTTTTTAGTTTCATCATAATCATCAAAATATGGAGATTGCTGTAACGTTGATAGTAAACTTAATGTTGACATATTTTAAAATTCTATAATTAATTTAATATCTTCTGTTTGATCTGCTGCTCTCGCAACAGGAGACCGATTTTCTATATATATTATATCACCCGTATATTTTTTCATTTCACCAGATGTTAATGAAACTAATGTAGCTGTACTACCACTACAAACAATTCCTTCACCATCTACAAATCCACCTATGATACCAGAAACGGTTCCACCAAATAGATTGGTCATATCACTACCAACTGCAGGTTGTACTCCTGTAAGTTTATCTGCTGAAGAAGGACCATTAACAATTGATACAACTCTTAAATCTTTATAATTTACACCATTTACTTCCACATCATTTACATCAACAATTTTACCACTTGCACCTGATGTTTGGCCTTCAATAACATTATCTGCTATAAAACCTGTACCTGAGACTGTTCCAACTCTAACAGTAACAGCTTGTGTTCCAACTGTTTCTGTATATCTGTGTGTACCATTAGCTGATGTTGGATTTTTCACAACTCCCAATTTTCTAAAATCATTTGCTACTGTAAATTTATCGCCTTCACTCTGTTCTAACCTAGAATTAATCATTATAAAATTTGCACCAGTTTCTTCCACAAGATCATATCCATGCCCACCCTTTGGTGATATAATAGGTTTAACTACTCCACCTATTCCTGAAGCACTATATCCGTCTTGTATAACTTTAGCTTCAGCAAATCCATAATCACTTCCAATATCACCAGCAAAAACTGCTCCAATTGTCCCAGGCTCAGATCCTTCAATACATCTAGCATTAGCACCAGTTCCATCTCCATAAACTTTAATTTGAGGAAAAACATGAAAGGCGCCAGTTGCAGAAGATGGTAAAGCTTCATCTAATGTAAAAATTGCTTTACTATTATTTGCGTCATATTCATAACTTAGTACTTTTCTAACCAAATTATTAACATAGATACCAGAATTGTCATAAACTCCATTTGTTACATTAACACCAGAAGTTAAACTAACAACCTTTGTTGTACTTGAGTCATTAACACCATCCAAACAAGAACCACTAAAAAATTGATATCCAGATCCCTTTCCTTCAATTTTATAAACATCAATTGCACCATCAACCGCATTTGTTTCTATATCATATTGAGATGAACCATCATCATATGCAATTCCAGTTGTTCCAGAAAATCCTGCTGAATTAGCACTTCTTAATGTTTTTACAGGAATAAAATTTGGTGTAACAAATTTTAAAGCTTCAGCAGCAGTAATCGTATACATATATTTCCACTTATAATTATCTTGTCCATATTTGTCATCTATGGCACCCGCTTCAGTACTGACAGAAATGGGTCGAGAAGTTGAAACTGTATTATTAGCATTATCCAAACATTTGTAAACATTAAAGTCTGAGGTCATTACTACTAATGGATTTGATGTATTGGCATTAATTGTTGGATCATCATGTGTATACATGGTATATACAGTATTTGATGTCCAGTTATGTCTTGGTATTACATGAGAAACATCACCATAACTTACTTTTTTCATGGAAATCATTGAATCCCATGGTGTATAAGTATTTTCAGATTTTGTATCTAAAGGAATGTCTGGATCATTATCATCAACCCATTCTGTCGTTCTTCCGATAAAAAGATAATAATGATCATTTAAGCTTGTTGAACCTTCAGACCCGTCAACTGTAGCACCACCCCACGAAGAGGATTCTTCAACGCTTTCTTTAAATTGTTTTGCGTTGTGTATTCTAAATTTTCTTGTTACTAAAGCAGGCATTATTAAAAACTCCTATGATATTCTTTATGTTTATTTATGTTCTTTTCATTATAGTTTGTCCTTGTAATGTATAGTATGCTGGGACATGATATGAACTTCCTATGTATCCAGAATTCAATTTATGACTAACATGCTGGCCCAAAACTACTCTATAAGGATCAACAGATTCAACTGTATGATATTGGTATTCATTTATTGGTAATTCCCAATCTCTGACACTTGGTCCTTTTACAACAACACCTTCTAAACTGATATTAGTATTTAGTTCTTCTATTCCAATTGTATTTCCATCTTCCATTAACAAATCTTCATTAATGCTTAAATTTGTTTCATCTAAAAATATATTATCATCTATTGAAAAAGCGTTTCTCATATCAGAATTTTGACTAAAATCATATTCATCAATTGTATTGGTTTTGTAATAACCAACACGTTCATTTTCTAACATTTTTATAATACTTTTTGACCACAAATCTTTACTTGGTTTATATAATTTAAAATCAACTTTATTATCTGTTTGTCCATTAGATGAATAGTCTTTTAAAGGCCAATCTGACAATTGAAATAAATTTGCTTCTCTATTATTTGGATCAATATTTTTAATTATGAATTTTTGATAACCGATAACATCATCCAAATTTCCATCACATTGTACATACACCACATCATTTTCATTTAAATAAAATCCAGGATCTTCTGGTGGAGCCGCGGTCCCACCATCCATAGTTTCATCAAAAAATGAAATATTGTAAGGATTTGCAATATTATGTGTCCATCGAGTTAAACTAGGATGACCACCATCCAAAGGTCCAAATACATCATCTAATATCAAAGATTGGCCACCATCAACAGAATCATGCGGTTTTACTTTAATTTTAATATAACTTTGACTAACTTCTATTTGTGAATTGATAGAATCTGCACCATTTTGTCTATCATCTGAACTTAATGGTATTGTAAAAGATGTACCAGAACTTTGATCTACATCATTTAATGAAATTAAATTTCCATTTCTATAAACTAACAATGATCCTGGATAATAATCTAAATCAAGAGTAATAGATGTTTTATTAACATTAATATCCATTGGTTCTAAATCAAAATGGTCTTTTTTATAAAAAACACTAACTAATTCCAAATTATAAGATTGTAATGTAGACCAAAATCTAATATCATGACCCATTTTCTTTTCAGGACTTATTTCATTAGATAATGTATTACATGCAACTGTAGAAATTGTACCATCTTTTAATGGAACTCCATCAATATAAACCAAACCTTCAGTATTAAGTTCAAAATATGTTTCCCAATTTTTAGCACCAGTTATTGTATAATCAGGAATTTGCACATTCATTTGTTGTTCATAAATGATACCCAACCATCTATAAACAGCATTATTTTGAACTGCTCCCCAATTTATATTTTTTTTATTTTGTTCAAATAATCTTAAATCAAGATATGATCTTACTACAACCTCACCAAACATTTTAGTACCAGCTGGATGAATTGTATTTAAAACTAGATCTCTATAATTATTAACATCTTGATCAGCCCACAAAACATATGAAAAATCTTGATAATAATTACTGTCTTGTATTTTTTTATGTGAACTTAATTGGCCATCTGATCCTTTATAATAACCATCATAATATCTTACTGAATCTAATGTTATTGTAGCATTTGCTAAACCATCACCAGATTCAGTAAAATCAAATCCTGGTGAAGTATTATTAAATGCGGCTCCAGGATTTAAAATTTTAATTTCTGTAACAGATCCGCCCAAAATTGGTATACTTAAACTTGCACCATTTCCAAAAGTTTCAACTGAGGA